TACCTATACAAAATTTGACCATATATACCTTTGTATAGGTTATCGGCTATAATTTATTATTATAACCGAATATAGTTATTGATACTCAATGACTTACGCAGAATATAAGCAAGGGTCACTTTTAGCAAAGTTTAACGTTTACCCTATATAAACCCCTACTGTCACCTTTTTTTACGTCCAAAACAACCGAAAAACACCCAAAACGAGACGTTTACACCCCAAAACGTTCCTTTTTCCGTAAAACCCCCCTTTTTCCGTTCCTTCCATTTCGGAGGCTCAAACCGCCTCCTCAACACGTCAAACCCACGTTCCTACGCCCCTTTCGTCCCCTTCCGTAATCCGTTCAAAAACTCCCCTGTAACGTCCTTATTTGTGAAAATATCACAAAAACGACCCTTATCTCCTAAATACCTAAATAATGCCCTCATAGCCCCTTCCAGGGGGCTAAAACGACGTTTGAATCTCCCCTCGTATACGTAAATACTACTGAATATATTATTAGTCATAAATTCGTTAATTATATCTAATAAATAGGTAAAATAACGTTAAATGGGGTCGTATGTCGCAAATATTGATTATTTTAAGCGACGTGTACTATGTTTTAGTACAATTGTACTATATCGTAGTACATTATCCCGATAGGGTATAAAACGGACGTTTACGGTGCGTAACAGGGGTTAAATAGAGTAAATTATACCCGATAGGGGTTTACAATAAAAGTAAACGTTACTTTACAATAGTTTACAATAATTACCTAACAAGGGGTAGGAATTGGCAAGACGTTGGGTAATAAAAAGAGAGGTTGAAGGTTTTGTGGCGGAATGGAATGGAGCGGTGTGGGAGTGAAAAAAATAGGTAAGGTAACCTTGACACGAACGTATTAATATGATATACTTTTAATGACTAGCTTAACGCCCTGTGAGTAGCGATTAATGCAACTGTCTGTAACAGTCGGAATGTGACATTCTCCGAGTGTAGTAATGCGTAGGAACAAAGTTACAGTAAAATCCTACATAGTGAAAGCAGGGCAACCATATTTACAAAGCGTTTACAATAACTTACCCAACAGCTTTACAATAATTGACAATAGTTAGTGTAACCTAAACGGTTTACGATTGTAATATAAACGAAGGAGGGGAGTATGGCTGTCATAAAAAATATACCTTATAAGGGGATTTACAGAGAGGCATTTTGGCAAGGATATAACCATGCTTTCGGTGATGAATCTTGGGGATTTGGGAAACACTCAGAGAAAGAAGATTTTAAGCATATACCAAAAGGTGTTAAAGATAAAAACAAATGGTTAGAGGCTTGGCATGATGGTTGTGGGATAGGTTGCGAATAACATGCGAAGAACATTAAAGTTATATTAAATGAGTAAGTGCAAAAAATGCACAAGGAGGGGTAAATGAGGCATTGTAAGAATTGTAAATGGTTATCTTGGAGTATACCTCGGAAATATTTTTGTGCTTACCATAGTGCTTATTATTCTGGGAAGGGTAGAAAGGCAATCACTTCTCAATGTAAAAAATACAAACGCAAGTGGTACAAGTTTTGGGTTAAGGAGGCATAAATGAACGAGCAAGAGAAACCGATATTAATTGTGTTAAAAGAACTCAAAGAACTTCGTAAGTTTAAAGACTTTGCTATGGAAAATTTAGACTACAGATTAAAAGAAAATGACGAACTTCGCAAGGAGAACGAGGAGTTGAAGAAAGCTTGTGAAATGAAGTTTGGTGTATGGTTATGCCCTAGATGTAATAGAGGTTGCCCGAGCGGTAAGATTTGTAGAGATTGTGTAGAAAAAGAGCTAAAAGCTCTCAAAGACAGAGTTGATGTTGGGAAGCTTACAGACCTTATAAAGACTATTAAATTTAAAGATTTCATCCCTGAAAATGGTGTTAGAGGAGAGAATAAGGTAACTTTGCACTTTAAAGCAAGAAATAGAATAGCCAAAGCCATCTGCAAATATCTAAGGGGGGAAGATGAGTAAGCTATTAAAAATAGTATGTAAGTTGTTTGGGCATCATTATCCAAAGGGCTGTTTTTCTAATGCACGTTGTTTACGCTGTGGTGAGTGGGCTTTTAACCCAGAAGGAGAGTTTGATGAGTAAAACTGCTAGAAAAGTGTTAGAGGATTTTAGTGCTGATTGTTGTGGCACAAAATGTGACGCAGATATGCCATTATCCGAGCTAAGAGCTATGGTGGATAAATGCAAAACAATAGAAGAAGTAAAAACGTTGCTAAAATAGGGGGTGTGATATGACAAATAAAGAGGCTAAAAAAAATTAAAACAACTCAAGAGATACATTGACCCAAATTTAGAAGATATGCACGAATGTATAAGATTAAGCATTAAAGCATTAACTCAAGAAATTAAGCGAGGTAACAAATGACTAAGGGGGGAAGATGAGTAAAAATTTACAGAAATATATAAAAAAATGTAAAAAGCTAATAGATTATCCTTACAATAAATTTAATTTAGATAATTATATATCTATTTTGAAAAAAGAATTCAAATGTGAGGTTTTTGAATATGACACTTCTAAAACTGGAGCTATTCAGTTAATGGGAGGATATCATAAAAATTGTAAAATAGTTTCTACTCATAAAGCAATTAAAAGGTCAGATATTGTTTTAGTAGGAAAAGGGATTCTTTTTGACGCAGGGGGCTACAATCTAAAAGATAAAATGGCAGATATGAAAATTGACATGTCAGGATTAGCTACTTCTTTTGCAGTTGCTTCTTATTTTAAGAATGAATTGAAAAAAGAGAATGTAATTGCTTATTGTCCTGTAAGTACTAATTTTATACATAATAATAAAATTATTCCTGGAGATTATCTAAAAATAAAAGATAAAATAGTTGAGATTACAGACACAGATGCGGAAGGTAGATTAATTTTAGCAGAGGCTTTATCCAATTTGGAGAATTATAAAGACAATGTTATTTTTACTATTGCTACCTTAACAGGAATGGTTGGATATGCTATAGGAGATAAAGCAACTGGAGTTTTTTCTCCAAATAACAAATTAGCACAAAAATATTTAGATAGTGCCGATTCTGTAAAAGAATTAGCTTGGAGATTACCTCTTTGGGATTATTTACAAAAAAAGTTTAAGACGAAAAAAATAAAAAATTGGGAAAAAACAAAACCAGGTGCTACTATGGGAGCTATGTTTATAAAACAATTTGTTCCTAATCTTAACAAATGGATTCATTTAGATATTGCTTATTCTACTTTCGATGAAGAAAAACAGAAAGCTACAGGAGAGCCTGTAAAAAGTTTGGTTGACTTTATTCAAAGATATAATGGATAAATATATCCATTTCCATGTGGGATGGTGTAATCTGGTAGCACGTTAGACTTTGACTCTAGAAGTATTGGTTCAAATCCAATTCCCACAACCATAAAAAAAGTAACATTAAAACCTTGACACCTAGCTTAAAGTATGGTATAATTATAAGTATAAAAGAAGAAAATTAATAAGGAGGATAATATGAATAGAAAAGAAATAGGAATGATAGTTCAGGGTTCAGGAGTTTTAGGAATAGTGGTAAGTCTTATTTTTGTATCAAAGATAAATCCTGTTGTAGCTATCTTGGCAGTTTTAGGGCTAGGTACGGTTATAGTAGGTCATTATATAAAAGGATAATTTATCACCAACCCCCGAATGAGAGGGAGAAGATATTTCTCCCTCCGTTCAAATATAGGAATAAAAATGGTTAAATGGCATAAAATAAAAGACCCAAATTCAGAATGGAAAAATAAGAGACCAAAATTCTGGTCTATCTGTAATTGGTTTCATAGATTTAAGTATTGGTATAAAGACCTATATTTTCCATATGAAGGTTATTTTTGTAGAAAATGTAAAACGTGGTGGGAAAAGTAAAATGAGACAAGCTCATAAAGATGTAATTGAATTTTATAATAAAATAATTAAAGCGAGAAAAAGAATAACTATCTTTAAAAATCCTAATAACAGGAACGTGAAAATATTTATAGATAAAAAATTTTTAGGAGAATTTTCAGAAGAAGAGTTAAAAAATAGGAGGCAGATATGAAAAAAGATAAATCTTTAATTCCCAAAGGATGTTATTGTTATACTCGTTTAAAAAATGGTAAAATAAAAGCATGTCCTTATTGGTCTTTAAGAAAAGATAAACCAGAACAAGAAAATGGATATTGTTCTTATTTAGAAAAAGGAGATTGGGATATAAATATAAATGCAGAAATGAGGGATGTTAAAACTGGAAAAATAAGTAAGAAAAAAGGAGAAGAAGCTCCCTTCCTAATAGGTTTACTTTGGGATATGTGTAAAGAATGTGGAATAAATGAAAACTAAACTAAGGACTGAAATGAATAAAATTTTTAATTATATTTTTAAATTTTTCTATAATTTTATAATAATATTTTTTATGGTTTTCTTAACAATCTATATATCAATAGGTTTACTTTCTTTTATTGCATGGAATTATTGTTTATTTACTGTACCTGTATATTTAGGAATAATTAGATTATGTGTTGTTATAAGTATATTTTGTAATTTTATAGTTCTAAATTACAAGGAAAGTATAAATGAAAATACTTAAATTAGAATATATAGATGAAGAAAGTAATATTATACATTCGGTATCTGGAATTACAGATTCTCCTTTGGAGTTATCTGACATAGATAGGTATTTTTGGAAATTGAAACATGATATATATTATACAAGAATAAAAGAAATCCAACAGTTAGAATATTTAAAGGAGAAATAAATGAAATCTTTTAACGATTTACCAGATAATTGCAACATTAATGACATCCCAGGCTGGATAGAAGACCCTAAATGGGATTTGTTACTTGACGAAATATATAAAGATTGTGCTGAATTTGGTTACGACGCAACAGAAGCTATGGAAATATGGAAGCTAGGACTAGTCACAAAAGTATCTAAAATACATAAAAAACTGAGAAAAAATAAACATGTTTAAATTTATATATGCCAGACATAAAATACACCCAAAAATAGATAAATTAAATGAACAATGGTATTTACTCATAGACAATCCCAATTCTTTTTATAGATTTATAAATCTTAGAAGTAAAGGGCTAGTAGAAAAATATTGGAAACTTAAAAATATGAATAAAACTAGATTTGGACATTTAACAGATGGAGATATGATAACAATAGAACTCCTCTTGTCTTATTGTCAAAAAGAAAGAAAAACTGTTGTAGATGATTGTTTTTTACTTTCGGATATGATGAAAGGATATTTTAATATATTTTTAAGAGAAGGTAGATTTGTGGTTAGTCCTAATAACGCTTTTAGAAATATAGATAATAGTTTTGAAATTTTGAATGAAATAGAAAGAAAAGAGTTAATTTTTCCTATAACGTCTGAGAAAGATATTCGAATAATAAAATGGAATAATGGAATTCATTATTATGCCAAGATAGGAAATCAAGATGTTGTTTGGAAGCGTAAACAAAAATGGGATAGCCATGAAGAAGCTTATGAGTGTGCTAAATTTTATTTAAATAATTTATTAAAGGAAAAATAATAATGGACAAACAAACAGCTATTCTTAAAGCTATTAAAAAAGGAGAAGTAGGTAGCAATATTATTATTCATAATGAAGACAGTAGTATTTATTGTATATTAAAAATTGTAGCGAAAGAACATGAGGAATAAAATTCAAAATGAAAATAATTAGACTTAAAACTTGCTATTGTCATACCTGTAAGAAAGCTTTTCATTACTTAGGTATAGCTAGACATCGAGTTAGGCATAAAGAACGTAAAGAAAATTGTGAAATTACTTTTACTTATGGAGATACTTATCTTTATAATTATGGAGAGAAAAAAGTATGAATTATTTTTTTACTTCCGATTTGCATTTGGGTCACGAGAATATAATTCATTATTGCTCACGTCCCTTCAAGGATGTAGAGCATATGAACTCGGAAATTATCTGTAGATGGAATGAAAGAGTAAAGCAGGATGATATTGTGTTTCATATTGGGGATTTTTGTTTTCGGAATTCTAAAGGGGTTAAAAAAGGAGAAGGCACTACTACTAAAGCCAAAGAATACGAATCAAAACTTAATGGTAAAATTATTTTTATAAAAGGTAACCATGACCGAAATAATTCATTAAAAACAATAACAGAAAAATTAACTATAGGGTATGGCAGAAAAAGAATAAATTTAGTTCATAATCCCATACATGTAGACCCTAATTACAAAATAAATTTTGTAGGTCATGTTCATAATAGATGGGCAATAAAAAGAATTAAAACACATTTTGGTTTTACCGATGCTATCAATGTAGGAGTGGATGTATGGGATTTTCGTCCAGTTAAATTTGAAGAATTAATGAAAAGATATCATAAATGGAAAAGGGAGGCTTATGGCAGGAGCTCGAATAAATATAAAAAGAGGAAAAAATAAATTTTATAGGTCTTTAAAGTTAGATGATAAGACTAGAAAAACTGTTAAATTTTTCAGAGACATTAAAGCAAAAATGTTAAGAGACAATGATTATAGTAATAAAGGAGATAAATAATGTGTTCAGATTTACCTGAAAAAATGAGTTTTTGTAAATGTTTTAAGAAATGGATAATTTGTGAAATTCCAAAAAAATGTAAACAATATATATCTTGCGAAGATTGTGAATTTCATGAAGTTCGACTTCTTAATGATTATATTAAAAAGAAATTACGGAAACTTCGAAAAGAGAACGAATAAAAAAAATAAAAAAAAAGTCACCCAAACCTTGACACGAAGCCTTTTATATGGTATACTATATATAGAGGAGAGGGTGAAATATGTCTATGATAATCTGTTTTTTTAAAATTTTATTCAATATCGAACACACCCTTTCTGTATATAATTAATATCATAACCGCCTTTTTAGGCGGTTTTTTTATTTGTAAGTATTTGAGTATCAACAAGTAAGGAATATATGGCTAAAAAATATAAATTTAAAGGAGCTGGCTTAACTTCGACAGAGAAAAAAAGAGCGAAACGTCAGTTTGATAAATATTGTAAGAATTATAATTACGAAAAATTAAACGATTTAGAACTTTTAGAGTCTTTAGTATTCCACGAAATGCTAATGGGTAGGATTAAAAAGAAAATAGAGAGCCTTTCCAAAAGTAAATCAGTCAAAGATGCTGAAGTAGTGCCAAGAAATTTATTAGACCGTTTAAATGAAATGGAAGACCAAACTCTTAAAATAAGAGATAAACTTGGTCTATTCGAAGATAGAAAGACAGAAAGTCCTCTTAAACATTTAAACAATTTGAAAAAGAAGTTTAATCATTGGATGGAGAAAAATCAAGCAAGTAGAGAAATAGTATGTCCTTTTTGTTCTAAACTTTATTTCTTGAAAATAAGGACAGACAAATATAAAGCTTATAAAACTCCATTTTTCGAAGACAAAATATTAGCAAACAAACCTCTTTGGGAAGTTTACAAAAAAGGGAAGATTACGAAAAAGGAACACTCCACAATATTAGGTGTTCCTACTGATTATATTGATTGGTTAGAAGAAAAGATTTTTAAAAATACTTCTAATTAAAGATACCCTCCTAGTAGTATATTCTGATTAGTTATCCCCAAAAAAATATAGAAATTTTTTATGCTTATAGAAAAAATTACAGAAGAAGAACTTTCTTTTATGGAAAATTGGTGTAATCCAATTTGCATGACTGAATGTCTGTTTTCGAACTTTGACAATCTTGGAGATTTTGATGTTGAACAACTAGGAAGTATTAGGTTTTATCAAAGACCTATGATATCTCACGAATCTTTAATAGATTTTGACGCTACTGCAAAACATCATAATTTAAATGAAAAAGCAAAATTTAAATTACGAAAAAATGTAGCAGACCTTTATAATCTCGGAGCAAGGAAATATGGAAAAAGTTTATGTACGTTGAAATTAGATATCCCTCTCTCATCTATTTACGACGATAAACTTTGGGGTTGTTTATACTCAATAGACGATAAAAGACTTCGTGGAATAGCTGACGATGTAAAATTAGCGTTTGATTTCCATCCTATTTTTAAAACTTGGAAATATCATTGTTCTTTCAAACCAGAAATTAGATTCACAAATAAAAATACTGGATGGAAAATACAGGGTGTTAATATGACTTTAAAAGGAAAAAACCCTGGAGAACAATTTTATCAGATACATGCTGAAAAATTTTGGGGAGATGAAGTAAGTTTTGAAACTGATAAAGTTCATAAGAAACGTACAGAAAGTGAATCTGAATTGGGGGCTATTCATAGATTAGCAGGTATGACTGACTTTCCGAGATACTCTCCTATAGGAAAAATTTTTACAAATAATAAGAATCAAAAACATATCATTAATCTTCCTCAATTTGTGAATCCATTTTGGGATGAAGAAGAAAAGAAAGATAAAATGGACACCTATGGAGGCGAAGAAGCTCTTAATTATAAAATATATGTCAAGGGTGAAATTGTACCAGACGCTTCTACTGAATTTGATATGGAAAGAGTTGAAGATTGTTATCAAACTAGAAAAAAGATTAAAAGATTTGAGTTGAAAAAAACTCAATTCCAAAATTTTAAAAGTCTTTTAGTAGTTGAACGACCTAAAAATGCCGATAGAATATTTATAGTTGGTGATATTGGAGATGGGGGCGGAGGTTCAGATATAAATATTTTTTCTGAGGTTGGTAATGATTATTACTGGCTATATAACATCGTTCTTTATAAAATGACAGAAGAAGAACAATACAATATTTTTGATTATTTAGTTGAACAAACTCAAGCAAATATTTTAGGTTTTGATTGTGGAGAAGCTTGTGGTAGAGGTTTATATGACCGATTTGAAAAAAGAGGTTATAAAGATAATTTAGTTTGGTATGCAGGAAATAAAAAAGTGGCTGTAGGTTTTGAGAAAAACGACAAAGGGAAACCTGTTATAGATAAAAAAGGAAAGTTGATTACCAAAGAAGAATTTATGTCCGAATGGGCAATAAAAAGATTAAAAATTTTGCTATATGAATCTAGATTGCATATTCCTTTTGACCATAAATTTGATAGTCAATTTAGTTCTGTAGTTTCTATGAATTCAGGAACTAGAAAAATGTATGCTTGTATTAGTGAAACAGGAGACCATTTATTTGACTGTTTCAAAGTATTAGCTATAGCACAATGGCTAAAAAAAGATTTCAATTCTACTCCAAGTATGCTTAGTAAAATAGGATTAGGAATCAGTTCTATAAAAAGAAGAATATTAGAGGATAGAGAAAACAAAAAAGAAATTATAAATAATATAAATGAAGGATTAAAAATAGAATGTGAGAAATCTCAATTTATAAGGTATATTAAAAAATTACTAGAAGAAAGAGCTAATTATTATACGTTTAGAGGAGACACTAAAAGAGCACAATTAGCGGTTTCTGAATTAAAACGTTTATCCAAAAAATTTAAAGAGATAGAAGGAGAATAAGATGAGTACAATAGATTCTACAGTTTTTTTAAATAATCTATTTTCATTATTTTTGAAGAAAATAATTATACCCGATACTTTTAAAGAACAGGCAGAAGCTATAGATAAAATGTTAGTAGATGACGTGACAGGTTTAGTAGATAGTCTTACTGATTTCGCTGTTCAAAGTGCTACGGTAGAATATGGTATAGAGACTGACAATGAAAATTTAAATAAAATTTTAAAAAGATGGTCAACACAAGTTAATAAAGATTATAAGGGAAAAATTCCCCCTGGATTAAAATCTTTAGCCAAAGAGTATTTTAAAGAAAGATGGAAAGGAGCTTCTTTTCCTGTTTTAAAAATTACTAAATGGGGGAATTATGATGGATATGAACTCCCTGCTAGAATGTTTTTTGTTGATGGAAAAGAGGTCAAAGCAAAATCAAAATCCGATGAAGACGTGTTAACTCTTGATAGTTACGATTATTATTTAGGAGATACTGAAAACGAAAATGCAAAATTAGATTCTGGAGTTATATTCTCACGTCCTTATGGAAGATGGTTTGATAAATATCCTGTACCTTTTCTTATAAAAAGAGGAGTTTATCATAATTATAGGATAATACATTCTTTAAAACAATTTGGAAATAAAATATTAGAAGAAGTTATTCCTTATCTTATGTTAGTTAAAAAAGGAAGTTCTGAATTAACTAATGCAGGTAAAACTTATACAGACGCAGAATATAAAGCTATTTATGAAGATATTCAGGATTTACTTAGAGAATATAAAGACCATAGAGCAAGTAGAGACGCTCAGACTAAAATGAGAGTTACTGACTATGCTGAAGAAATAAAACATTTAATCCCTGATTTAGCTACTGCGTTTACACCTAAACTTTTTGAACAAGCCGAAAAAAATATCTTAGGAGGTTTGGGTTTTATTGATATAGTTCAAAGTGCATCTGAAACTAGAAGAGAAGCGGTTATTAATCCAAAAGGGTTTATTGAAGAAGTTAGAGCAGGTGTTGAAGATTTTAAATTGTTAATCTATCAAGTATTGTTACTTGCTATGGAACGAAATGAAACTTCAATTAAATATAACAATTCCGAATTTATAGTTACTTCTTCTCCTGTGAGAGGTCTTATTACAGATAAATTTAAACAAGAACTTAGACTTCTTTGGAAACATGGGCAGTTATCTAATCAAACTTATGCCGAACTTGTTGGAGAAATAGAATATTCAACTGAAAAAATAAGAAGAGATAACGAACTTCAAGATGGAACAGAAATTCTTATGTACCCTCATTATACTGAAAATAAAGAAAACGATATTTCTCCTTTAGAAGAGAAAAGAAATAAAGATGAGGACATCAATAATGATGGAAGTCCAATGAGAAAAGATAAAGATGATAAAGAAAAATTTGATATGAGCCAAAAAAGAGATTTAGAAATAGCTCCTTATAATAATACCAAACAATTACCAAAAAGAGTAAAAAAGAATATGTCAGCAGATTTGCAAAAAGTGTTTCTTTCAGTTGTTAATAAAGCTTTAAAAACTTACGAATCTGAAAGTAGGGCTTTTAGAGTGGCGTGGTCTGCTATTAAAAAAATCGCTCGTAAAGACAAAAAAGGAAATTGGGTTAGAAAAAAGAAAAGACAAGACGGAAAGTTAATTCCAAAAACTTTAACTAAAAGTATGCTAAATAAAGAATTTAAAAAAGAAAAGAAAAAATAACTTTATTAATAAAGGAGTTTCCAATGGGCACAAAATTTAGAGACAGCGAATTATCAGAATATATGATACATAATATAGCAGAAAACGAATCAGGAGAAGTTAGTGGAACTTTATATAATTATTATTTATATATTCATCCTAAAGGACAGGCTATAATTATGAGAGAAAAATCTGACGATACAGAATTTAGATATGCTAACGCAGGTAAAGCTGATAATAAATGGTCAGATAGACAAAATTTAACTTACATCACGTACGACGAATTGGCATAGGAGAATAAAATATGAGTAAATATAAATATGTAATCAATCCTCATACAGGAAAACTTCAGAAAGTATTAGATGATTCTAATTTATCTATACCAGATAATATAGAAGACTTATCAGATATCAATTTTGATTCTGGAACTCCTACAGATGGACAAGTTTTAACTTATGACAATACAACTGGAAAATGGAAAGCTGAAACTCCTTCTTCGGGAGGAGGAGATATTCCAGTAACAAAAATCTATTATGTAGATGCTAGTAGGTCAGATTCTTATACTGAAGATGGAAGTTTAAATAAACCTTATAAAACTATTTTAAGTGCTAATGCGGTTGTTAGTGCAGGAGATATGATTTATGTGTTACCAGGAAATTATAGTAATAATATTACTGCTGTTCAAGGAGTATTTTATTATGCCCATACTGGACATTATACAACTTCTCAAGTAATTATGACAGGAACTTTTGGCATTGCTGTAGATGATGTTTATATAGTTGGATTTGATTTTCAATCTCCAAATAGCCATGCTGTGCAAGTCTTAAATACAAGTATTGATAATTTACATATTTTGAAAAATAGAATTTATGATGCAGGTAACGACCCCATTCTTTTTAATAGTACACCAACAGTTGCTCATACTAATGTTTATATTAATGACAACTATATTGAAAAAGTAGATGGAACTTCTGATTCTGGTATTTGGTTTTATCATGTTACAGGAGGCGAAATAAAAAATAATATAATTTGGACTATAGGCTATAATGGAATAATTGCAGAAGGAATTCAAGATGTAATTATGTCTGGTAATGATATTAGAACTTGCAGACAATCTGCAATTCAAGTAGCCAGTTCTGATAATGCTAATGTTATTATAGAACATAATTATTTTTACGGAAATAATACAGCATCTTCTAGTGATAAAGGTGGAATTGCTATATATACAAATGTTAATAATATAAAAGTTAGATATAATATATTTGATAGTAATTATAATGGTTTTACAGTTCGAAATCAGGTAGGTGTTGTGAGTGCTGATGTTTTAGTAAATTATAATGAATTTATAAATTCAACTAATTATGGCATTATGAATTTAGCACAAGGCGGTGGAGACCTAAATGCTAAATGGAATTGGTTTGGAGATTCTTCTGGTTGTGATGATGATGCTGGAGTAATTAACGGTTCTGGAGATAAAATTACTACAAATGTTGTAGCAGAACCTTTAAAAAATTATGGAAATAGAGCAACTGATATTAGAAATGATTCTTCTGTAACAGGTACTACAGTAAAAGATGCTTTAGATACCTTAGAAGCAAGGGCTAAAGTTTATACATTTAATTTACCAACAACTACTTTAGCAAATGGAGAATCTATTCAAATACATAGATTTACAGTACCTTCTGGTTTAGACATAAAAGTCTGGTCTGCTGGTTTATCAAGTGAAAGTGGTACTCAAGTTTCTGGAGCTAAAATACAAATATATAATGAAGACGATTCTCAAGAGGAATACTCTACAAATCTAACTTTTACACAAGGAGAACCTCTTGATACTTTAGAAGTTGCAGGTAAAGATATTTCTATAAAAATTTTGAATGATAGTGGTTTATCAGGAGATTTTAACGGATTTATCTCTATTACATTGGAGTAATTATAAATGGGGAATAATTTAGTAGAAATAGTTAAATATGGTTCTAGAACAATTCATTCTAAACTTAGAGGAGGAACGAGAAAATACGTTCCTAAAAATTTAGATGGATGTGTTCTCTATCTGCCTATGGATGAGAAAACTATAAATCTTTCTTTAGACCATAGCGGTTTAAATAATCATGGGACTATTTATGGTGCAGTTGAAACTGATGGAAAAATAAATAAAGGATTAAGTTTCGATGGTATAGATGATTATGTAGATTGTGGAAATGTTTTAGATGTTACAAACAAATTAACAATTATGGGTTGGGTTAATTTTCCGCTTGATTGTTATGGGGCAGTAGTAAGTAAATGGCAAGTAAGTGATATAAGATGGCATTTATGGATAGATGGTAATGGTTCTATTTATTGTACATTACCTAATAATGGGTATGGTAGATTTTCTGCTACAGGATTAGCTAATACTTGGATTCATCTTACAATGGTTTATGATGGAACATTAATTGGAAATGAAAATAGAATGAAAGCATATGTTAATGGAATACAAAAAACTTTAATTTTCCCTTCAGGAGATATTCCTTCAAGTATAATTAATGTAATTGGAAATTTACAAATCGGAAAACAAAACAGTTATTATTTTAAAGGAAAAATAGATGAAGTAAAAGTTTATAATAGAGCATTAACAGAACAAGAAATTATAACAACATACCAACAGGAGTTATAAAGTGAAGCAATATTTAGAAATTATAGAACAACTTACAGAAGAAGAAGAATTTACAAAACAAGCCCAAACTGTGAGAATAGAAATAGAATCTAAACAAGATGCTATAGATAAACTTTCTATTTACGAACCATATTTCGAGGGACTTAATTATATAAAACGGTATCATAAATGTTATCATGAAGAAGGACAACCTTGTCAAATAGAAGAATTATAATAGGAGGACTAAAATAATGGAAAAACTAAATAATGTTACAATAGAACAGTTTTTAAATGATTATACTGAAAATTCAGAAACTATTCTATTAGAAGAAGGTAGGGAGAGAACAGAATTAGAAAAGATAGCTAAAGCAAGAGGTATGGATATAAAATCTAGAGATTTGGGATTTTTTAAAACTACATATGCCTTTATGGATAAGGCAAATGCCAATGGAGCTATACTACCCAAAAAAGATTTTATAAAGGTTCTTCCACAGATAATAGGAAAACCTGTTAATATAAACCATGATAGGGCTCTTGTTGTTGGACATTATATAGATTTTAGATACAAACAAAAAGTAAACGAAGCTATTGCTTATGGAGTATATTATAAAAGTTATTATGAAGATTTATGGGAAAAAGCCCAAAAACTCTTTAAAAAGAAGAAACTTTCGACATCTTTTGAAATATGGTCTCCTAAAGACAAGAGAAAATATAAAAAAGACGGTACTTATGAACTTCATAATATGGAAATAGCAGGCGGAGCTTTGATTTATGAAGATGATGAAAACACTCCAGCATTTAAAGATGCTAAAGTCTCACTTTTAACAAGCAAAAAAGAAGCCAAACCAGAATTAGTATATGCTTCTAAATATAAAGAAGATGAAATAATAGTGGCAGGAGAATCTACTATTATATCTCCTTTAAAACTTAAATGTTCTAATTGTAATGAAGAATTTGAGACTGTGGAAGGGCAAACTAATATTAAATGTCCTAAATGTTTTGCTATTTTAGATGGTAAAGGGAATATGAAATATCCTCCTCAAATAAAAGATTTTAAAATTCTCTGTCCTTCTTGTAAAGTTAATAATTGGTTAATTTTATCTAGAACTGAAAAAGAAGGTAAAATAAGATGTTTGAACTGTTCTAAAGAATATAATATAAACTTTAAGAAACAGTCTAATACCAATCCTCTTTATAAAGCCAGATTTGTCTATTCTGGCACAGCAAATTGTCCCCAATGTAATTATAGGATTCCAATAGAAGGAATTTCTGATATGAACGTCAGAACTTTAAAATGTCCGAAATGCGGATTGAATTTCGAATATGACAATTATAAAGAAAGTAATAAAAAGATATCAAAAATAGAAGAGAATATAGATAAAGACCCTGTTAAATCTTCAGATAAAGGAGAACCAAAAATGAAAAAAGATAAACATGATTTTGAAAAATCTACAGAAAAACAAAATTTAAAGATAATTTCTGTGAGACTGAAAGAATCTCAGAGTAATACTAAAAAATCTTCTGTAGAAATAGAATACAGCGGAAAATTGATAGAAGTATTAGAAGGTAAAGATATAGAAAAAAGTGGGAAATTTAATTGTGAATGTATAAAATGTAATTTTTCTAAAAGCTCAGATTCTCACTGTAAAGATTTAAAATGTCCAAAATGTGGTGCTCAGATGAGAAGAAAAGAAAGACCAGGAACAGGACAACCAGGAAAATCAAAAACTTTAACAACAAAACAAAGAAAAGCTATTCCTGATAGTTTATTTGCAGAAGTAAAAAAGATTAAGAATAAAAAAACAGGAAACATTAGAAAACTTAGAATGTTTCCTATGGATAATAAACTACGTGTTCGAAAAGCTTTAGCAAGATTAAGTCAAAAGAAAGTTCAAAAAACTTTAACTAGACTTGGAGTTAAAACGGACAATGTTAAAAAGAAACTGATACGTAGAGCTAAAGAATTAAAGATGTCTACTATATTAACTAGATATCAAAAAGCAGTTAAAAAATTTAAAGGTAAAATAAAGAAATTAAGGAAAGAAACTAAAGTTATCAAAGAAAAATCCTCTAAAACAGAAGTGCTTTTAAGGGGAAGAGTTAAAAAAGTGATAAAATTACATAACGATATAAAAACTAAATTGGAAAAAGAATTGGAAAAAGCTAAGAAAAAAGCAGATAAAAAGATTAAGTTTTATAAATCAAATGCTAAGAAAATTCTAGAAAGACAGAAAGTTATAGGTAAAAATTATTTGACTGATGAAGAAATATTAAATGATGATAAATTTGAAAGAGCTCGATTATCAATAGAAAAAGCGAAAGAAAATAAAACTAAAGACACCGCATCTGAGATAGTAGGCTCTAAAAAAAGAACACCTGAATATTATGATAAGAAACGAAGAGAAATTGATGATATAGCTTTTGGACGTAAAAACAAAGAATAAAGATAAATTAAATATATAGGCAAAGATATAGCCCACACTAAAAGATATTATAATAGTGTAAATATCAAAAAACAAAACAAAAAGAGGTAAAATAATGGAACGTAGAGTTGATTTAGAAATATCAAAACTGATAGGTGAACCTATCAATTATCAGTTGCCAGTTCCTGTAGAACTACAGGAAATTTGTAACATTGATACTGTTGAACCAGGCGAAAAGCTTTGGAGATATACCAATGTAGATGCTGACTTGGACACTATCCTTGTCGTAGATACTACCGATGGTAAGTTGAAACAGGTAAAGAGAAGTCCTTTGGGAGATACTGAGATATCTTTTCAGGGTCTTAATTCCAAAAAAGAATATGTGCTCGTTGATGCAGTGTTAGCAAGTCCTGATACGAAAGTTCTTGGACGTAAAAAAGAAGCTATCACAAGAGGTATGGATAAGAGAGAGTTAAAGCTCGTACTTGATGGTATAGAAGCTGGAACTAACACTCCTGGTAATGCTAGTGTGCAGTCTTATACCGCAGGGTCTGCTGAAGACCTTTATGATGCTATTATGGGTATGAAGCATCTGGTTGAAGATTATGGTGACAACTATGTACTTCTTTGTGGTTCTGCTGTAAAAGAAGCCATAGATACTTATGATAAAGATAACGCTAGTACTTTTAACTATCACGTAACTCTAACTACAAAACTCCGAGAACTTGGGGTTAAAATAGTTAAAATATTTGGTAAAGTTGAAAGTACTGATGGTGGTGGCGAGGAAGTTCTTCTCAATACTAATCATATGATATTGCTTGGTAAAAACTCAAGAGTAGCAGAAGGCAAGCCAGTATGGTTTGTTCGTCGCAAAATATCCCCTGAAATCGCAAGATTAATGGGTGCAGATGTTGATAAAGTTCAGAGAGCTGTTATGGTAGGTCAGACTCCTGAAATAGTAGATTTCAGTGGTACTTCATCTAACGTACTAGGGTTCTCAGTTCTCGGTTATGAAAGCGTAATATTCGCTATTCCTAATCCGAAAATGATTGTTACATGTGACGCTACTGCGATAGTTTAACATAGATATTTGGGGGAGGCTTTGGGTTTTCCCAAAGTCTTCCTCAATCCATAAAAAATAAAGAAAGAGGGTAGAATGATAACCTTTGGAACTCAAATATCCAAAAAACAAGTAAACATAATTGAATCTATATTACGAGAGTATATAGATGAGTATTGTGACTTTTATATTACTCAATCTAATTTAAGATTATTTATAAAAGAAAACTCTCATTTATTATTTGAGGCTCTAAAAAAAGGGGATAAAATTGTTTTCGGAGAAGATGTAGGTATTGCTTTTGTTACAGGATGGTCAGATAAAGTTGAAAGAAAATATTTAAAATTATTATTTAAAGATTTACCCTCTGCTGATAAATTAATTAAAGTCTTATTATGGAAAATTAAAACGGATTTATATATAAAAATAAAAAAGAATAATCCTGTAAACGACATTTTAAAGAAAAACGGTTTTATATTTAAAGGAGATAGAGGCAAAGAAATATTACTTGTTAAAAAATATAGAGGAGCAAGATAATGGAGACTATTAGAACTAAAATAAGAGCTTTGGTAGAAGATTTTGGAGAAGAGGGAATTGAAGTACAAGAATACGAACAATCCAATATTTTTACATTGGCAGAACCTCATATTTCAACTATAACAAAAGTCCTAAGAAATGGAGTTGAAATAACTTCTAATGAATATTCTTATGATTCTACTACAAATAAAATTACTATTAACTTAAATTCGGGTAGTCAATTAACACTAGGAGATAAAATAGAGGTAGATTATAATTATAATAAATATTCGCAGAATGAATTGGATAAATATATTATAGGAGCTATTGTATGGTTAAGTATCTTTTCTTATGGAGAAGACGATTACGAAGTAGATACCGATGCAGATAATATAAGACCCCATCCTGACAATAAAACTAGAGATTTGATAGCTATTATCGCTAGTATAATTATAAAACCAAATTATTCAGAATACAGATTGCCAAATATAACTGTTAAATATCCAAAACAAATTTCAAAAGAAGAAAAAATACAGAAGATAATTTCTAGATTCCAGATGGGTCTTGGAATTAACGATATCATAACATATTTGAGTGATGATAATAATTAAGGAGAAAAGATATGAGTAAACCTCAAACCGACCAAAAATGGAAAAATATTAGAAGATATAGACGAGCTACTCAAGCTTATAAAATTAAAATAAAAAAAGATGGAGTTGCTATTGATATTACAGATTGGACTTTATATTTTACTTTAAAAGCCAATATGAATGATAAAGATAATGATGCAGTTATAGACAAAAAAATAACTATTCATAGCGACCCTACAAATGGAGAATCCCTTATAACCTTCACTGCTAGTGAGATGGATAGAGTAGGCACTTATTATTATTCTGTTGATTATAAAGACGATGAAGGAAATGAAGATGTTTTAGTTCATGGTAGAATGGAATTTGAAGATACAGTAAGAAAGGCTAGAGATTAAAATGAGACAATACTTAGAAGCTACTCTTACAGAGAAAGAAAGAATTGAAGTTGAATTTGTAGAAGAAGAATTAATTAGTGTTAATATTAATACTATAGATATTATAGATAATAGAGATTGGATATTAGCAGGTTTTATAAATTATTTTGTCTTTAATGAAGTTCCAACTAGATTAACTTCAAAAAGATTTCAAGCCCAATATAATTATAGAAGTGCTACTTTACAGGTATTTATAAACGGTATTAAAGAGAAAAATATTACTATTCATTCAAGTAAAGAATTTTCGTTTCCTATTAACACTTTAACAGAAGATGAAATAGAGATTTGTTATGTCAAAGAATAAGGAGACCTCCATGAAATTGCAGTTAGCTAAAACAATTTTTCTTAACAGTCTTTCTACTATGAAAAAAATTTTAGATTTAGGAGAATTTAAATTAGGAAAAAAAACCCCTGATTATAAATATTTCAAGAAACAAACAATGGACTTTTTTTATAAAAACTTAAAAAAATTATATAAACAAATGGTTGATGATAAAATTATAGAGAAATGCGATTGTAAAGCAAAAATTAGACAAGGTTATTCTGAATGTCCGTTTTGCGGAGGTTCAGGATATAAAAATAAAAAATAATACGACACTTGAACTTTGAAATGCTTTAGTTTATGTGTTTCACAGGGTCAAATGTGAAAAAAATATTCCAATAGGAATTGAAAATGAAATGACTTCTGGACTTGAAAATTCGAGTAAGAAGGAGGAATAAAAATTATGGCTTTGAACACAAGTATTCGTGGATTACAAATAAAAGATGCCTTTTTTGGTGCTGGTTTAGCTAGGAATGGTTCGGATGGAGACATCATGGACATTCAAGTTGATGATTCTTCTATAGAAATTAATAGTGATTCGTTAAGAGTTAAAGCGTTAGGAATTACTAATGCTATGTTAGCAGGTTCTATTGAAGATGGTAAATTAACTGAAGATTATGTAAAGACAAGTGAAGTTGACGGTACTACTATAGAGTTCGGTTCTGGTAGTCTTAACATAGTAGATGGAGGAGTAGATACTACTCAATTAGCTGATGAAGCTGTTGAAGTTGGAAAGTTAGCGATAAATAATGCTGAACAGGATGGTTATGTTTTAACATGGAACGATTCTGGTTATCTAGAATGGACTAGCAAGACTTCAACTGATGCTGTAGCAAATACAGATTTGAAAGTTGAAAATGAGTCTGCTAATTGCGATGGTGGAACTACTGATTTTACTCTTGATAGTACTCCTGTAGTAAATTCTGTTCAAGTTTTCTTGAACGGTCTTTTACAGGAAGAAGGTTCTGGTAAAGACTACACTTTAAGTGGTACTACTGTTAGCTTCGCAACTGCTCCTGAATCAGGAGATATTCTTTTGATTCACTACGTTGCAAACGCTTAATTTAAGCTAATTTAAAAACCCAATAGCACATAAACTAAAATTATATAGGAGAATTAAATGAGTAAGAGAAAATTAAAAGGCAAAAATAGCAAAAGAATTTCTACAGAAAAGAAAAAGAAGATGGATAAAACTTTAGAAAAAATGAGTAAAGTAAGAGAAAAAGACAATATAATTTTAAGAGACGTATTACAAGCTAAATTAAAATATGTTTTAGCCGAAAGAGAAAAAGGTATAGAACTTGTAAAGAATCTTAAAGAAAAAATAAAAATTACAGAAAACCAAATTTTAAAATTAGAAGGGGCTATAATTACTATTCAAGGGGTTTTTACTATTACAAAACAAAAGGAAGAAAAGCCAAATGATAAAAGCAACAATTAATTTTAAATGTAAAATATGTAATAAAAAATCTTTTTATGCAATGCCTTTGAAGAAAAAAGTAAATAATGATTTTATAAATTCAGTAGATAAATATAATTTACAATGTAAAAATTGTGGAAAAAATTATATTTTAAAATTTAATATAAAGGCGGTCTAATGAGAAAAGGGAATGTTAATATTTTAGGAAATTTAGAAGCGTCTAAAATAGACCAATTAGTAGATAATATTCTATTAAATGCTTTTAATATTGCTATTAATGGAAGTTTAACTCAACATGGAATAGGCTCTGGAACCTCAATGGAATATAAAATAACTACACATAATAATAAGAATTGTAAAATACATGGTGTAGGAGAACTTTGGGATTAAATAAAAGGATAATATAATGACAGAAAGAAATACAAGGATAAGATATAGTCAAATAGCATCTGTAAGACCAGATGATTTAGATGCTACAAATGCTTTAGTAAATAATTATATCCCTTCTTATGACGAATCTACAGGTAAATTTACTTGGGTAGCTCAAGGTTCAGGAGGAGGTACTGTTTCAAATATAGAAGATTTAAATGATGTGGATTTTGATTCTGGAACTCCTACAGATGGACAAGCTCTTATTTACGATTCTGCCAGTGGTAAATGGAAAGCCGAAACTATTCCAGGTGGAACTGAAATAAAAGACACTGATGGAGATACTAAAATTCAAGTAGAAGAATCTTCAGACGAAGATAAAATTAGATTTGATATTGCAGGAACAGAACAATTTATAATAGAAGACGGAAAAATACTTCCTACTACCAATAATGACATAGATTTAGGAAGTTCTAGCAAAAAATTTAAAGATGGTTATTTTGCAGGTAAATTAACAGTAGATGGTTTAATAGACCCCACAGGTTTAGTATTAAATACTCAAGCGATTAATCCTATGGGGTCTGGACAACTAGGAGTTTGGATTGACAGCGGTGACAATAAACTTTATTATTATGACAGTTCTGATAGTAAAGAAATTTTAAATTCAGACCATACAGACACTTATAATCATAGTAATATTCATGAACAAAATAAAGACACTTATTTGGCATTTGGAACAGTTGACCAAGTTTCTGCTGGAAATGTCAAAGACGCAGTTGATAAAAAACATACACAAAATACTGATACTAAATTAGATGAAGGTGGAGGAAACGAAACAAGTGCGTCTGAATTAAGAACTGCTTTAGATACTACTATTCCTGGTAAAGCTACTAAAATAGGAGGAGGAGTAGAAAATAATTTTGTTTCTATAGATGCTTCTGGAGATATTCAAGATTCAGGACATAAAGACAGTGATTATGCAGATGCAGTTCATGACCATGACAGCGATTATTTAGCAAAAGATAATACCGACCCTTTTACTCCAGATGCAGATTATGAACCAGCTACTAAAAAATATGTAGATGATGCTTTATCTGGCGGTGGATTTGGAGATATGTTAAAGACTACATACGACCAAGATGATGATGGAATTGTAGACGAAGCCGAAGCTCTAAATGATGGTACAAGTGGAGATGTTAATAAATCTACAGCTTCAGAAGTTAGACAAGCTGTAGACGATAGCCATACTCACGACAATAAAGCTTTATTAGATACATATGACCAAACTAACACAGATATTTCAGATGCAGTATCAAAAAAACACAGCAGACAACATGCTATAGATTCCTCTGATGACCATACTTCTACGATAACGGAAAATAATTTAATAGATGCCGATGCTAATGGATTGCCAGATGATTCAGGATTAGCTGTTTCTGATGTTTCAGATGCAGTTGATAAAAAACACACACAAAATACTGACACTGGAACTAATCAAGACACTTTCTCTATCGGAGATGGTACTGAAGGAGCTCATAAACTTTTAGAAGCAAATATAGGACAATCAGGCACACAACCTGCTATTAGGTATAATAAAGATACTAACGCTTGGCAATTATCAAATAACGGAAGTACGTGGAATGATATCGAAGCAGGAACTGGTTCTGGTGATATGCTTAAAAGTACTTACGACATAGACGAAGACGGTATAGTAGATAAAGCCGAAACTATAGATGACGGAGCTGGAAATTCAGCTTCGGCATCAGATGTAAAAGATGCTGTAGACAAAAAACACGAACATACTAATAAAGCACAGTTAGATTTAATTAGCGATGGAGACCATGATGTAAGAACTGATAATCCTCATAGTGTAGATTTAGGAGATTTAGGAATTAGTTCAAGTGCAGAAAATATAGATGATGCTGTAGACAAAAAACACGCTCAAAACACCGATACTGGCACTAATCAAAATTCTTTTGGCATAGGAGACAGTAACGATACTGATAAAACTTTAACAGCGGAAATAGGACAATCAGGTACACAACCAGGAATTAAATACGACACTAATTTAAATAAATGGAGATTTAGTAATGATGGGTCTAGTTATCAAGATTTTGGTTCTGGAGGTTCTTTAACAGTAAAAGAAGTAGATGGGAATCCTACTATTAATAATGTATCTGAAATACAGATAGACCAAGATTCTGGATTAGTTGTTACAGAACTTAGCGGAGGAATTGCTAAGATATCTATAGGAAGTCATTGGAAAAATTTGGTAGTAGACGGTAGTGACACTTTAATACCAGACGGAGTAGAAAGTTTAGAAATTGAAGCTGGAAGTGGGATAGCAATTACAACAAATTCGGGAACTGACCCTCAGAAAATAACTATTTCAGCTTCAGGAAGTGCAAATTCTTATAGAACAAATTTTACAAATGCAACTCTTTCTAGTGCTGGAATTTTAACTGTGACCCATAGTTTAAATCAAAAATATGTAGTAGTACAAATATATAACAATGAAGATAAAATGATAATTCCAGATGACATAGAATTAGTAAATGCTAATAGTTTATATGTAGATTTATCTGGATTTGGAACATTAACAGGAACATGGAACGTAGTAATTATTTCATAAGGAGTAAATAAATGAAATTTGGAAAATTAGAAGGAAACGATTATAATAATTTAATTATGAATGATGCTGTAAACTCTTTTCGTATTGCAATTGGAGATTCTATTTCAGTTCAAAATATGGTTGATGGTATTGTTGATGAATATGAAGACCAAACAGGAGTAGATACTGGAAGTTCTGTTAATTTATTATACAACGCTACTGATGATTATTACAGTTTAGGAGAAGGAGATACTACAAGTATTGATAATATGGAATATTCTAGCGATGGTGATTCTCAAGTAGGATATTTAACCAATACTCAAGCATCTGGAGATACCGTTCTATTATTACATTTCGATAGTGCTAATGGAATTGTAGATGCTACTAATAGACATTCTAGTATTACAGCTCATAATACAGCACAAATTAGCACTGGAGGTTATAAATGGGGAAGTAGTTCTTTATTAGTTGACGGAGATAGTGATTATCTTTCAATTCCAGATTCCGCAGATTGGGATTTAGTAGCCTCAAATTCCGATAACTGGACAATAGATTTTTGGGCTAAATTTAATACTTTACCTACTGATGCTCATTGTTATATTCAACAGAGAGAGTCAGGAGGAAATAGCTGGTCTTTATTTTATAATGACGGAAGTGGAATAGGTTTTTATGTATATACTGGAAGTTATATCATTGGTATAGTGTATAGCGATAGTGAAATAACAGACACCGATTGGCATCATATAGCTTTAGTAAAAGTAGCTGACGAGTATGCTATTTATATAGATGGAGACCAGGAAAGTTATACTCAAGATAGTAGCACTACTAATTTATCTGGAAGTTTATATATAGGAGCTCATGGAGCACCTACTCAATATTTTGACGGTTATATTGATGAATTAAGAATTATCAAGTCAAATGTTTTTTCAGCTACTCCTGTATCAGGAAAAACAGATACTATTACAGTACCTACAACTAGACATGGATTAGATTCTGGAGATTCTGATTTATTAACATTTTCAGAGGACACCATCAAACAACAAGGCACTTATGCTTTAAAAATAGAAGCCAGTCAAACTAACTCGTTAAATGATTATATTACTAAAAATTATTCTAGCCCTTTGGATTTATCAAACAGAGATACTTTAAAATTTCAAATAAGGGCTTCAAGAACAGGTACAAATTTACAAGCTCAGATTCATGATAGCGGAGGAACAACTTCCACTTACAATATAACTATTTCTTCAGCTAACACATGGGAAGAAAAATTATGGGATATTTCTGGGATATCAAATGCAAATAAAGACGCTATAGATAAATTTATTATTAAAATAACAGATGCAGATTCAGCTAATACTGTTTATATAGATGAAATTTACGCTTACGCAAATGCAACTGGATATACTTTAATTTCCGATTCTTTTACAGCAGACGAAGAACCCGATGAAGGGCGTTTAACTATATTACTGGAAGAGGTTAATTCGATAACTTTAAACACCGATTTAAAAGCTTGGGTCTCTAAAGACGGAGGTTCAACGTGGAAACAAGCTACTTTAACTGAAGAAGGTTCATACAGTAGTTCTATTAAAGTATTACAAGCTATCGGAGACTTAACATCTTCAGGAATAGGCTCTGGAACCTCAATGGAATATAAAATAACTACACATAATAATAAGAATTGTAAAATACATGGTACTGGAATGTCATGGAGGTAATATTATGTCAATAAAAAGATTAACTACAGAAGAACAAAGAACAAATACCGATAAAATTAGACAAAGTTTTTTAAGTGGTTTAACAGAAAATCAGATAGATACTTATATAGACAATAATGTCACTGATTTAACATCTGCAAAAAATGTATTAAAAAAATTGTCCAAAATAATTTTCTATATAGCTAAAAAACAAAATTTAGTGAGGTAATTAATGGATATTTTATTCAGAGAACATGCTAAAAATATATTTTTATATCCGTCTTTAGAAACGGTAGATGACCCTTTTGAAAAAAACGTTACTATCACTCGAATGAATAGAATACCTATAAAAGCTATAGTATCTGATTTGAGTTTTTCTAAAATACATTGGAAAATGCCAGGTATAGAAACGGATAAAGCCAAAGAGATAATAATTGAAAAGAAATATGAAACTCTTTTAAAATTATCTTATAAGATTAAAATAGATGATGATTATTATGAAGGCTGGATTTTAAATGGAAAACTACAATATAGAATAGAAGGAGAATATATACGAGCTTATGTATATATTAAAAAAATATAAATTATGAAATTAACTGCAAAAATAACACCTAATTTTAATGCTAGAAATCTATGGAAAGAAACCATAAGAAGAGATTGGTTTATTTTTCAGAGCGAAATATTTAATATCGGACAATCTTTAACGCAGTATATACAAAATTTTATAACTACTAGAAAAAAAAGAAGAGGAGCTAAAGGAAATTTAGAGAAAAATATTACTTTCGAACCTTTTATTAGTACCCCTGCTACTGTTGGTTGGGGAATTGGTAATATTTCTCTTTTGAATAGTAACGCTAAATATTGGTATGTTGTTAATTATGGAACTACAGTTGGAGGTCAGCGTTATATTCCTAATCATGGAAATTTTGTTCCAGGGTCTTTCGAAGGTTCTAAACCAGATTCCGCTTTAAAAGGAGGAGTACAAAAATTTAATTTTAGAGATGGTACAGGATTTGGAATGTACCCTAAATCACCTATAAGACCTCTTAATTATATCCAAGCTGGTAGAAGAAGAGCAAATAGACATATAATTGCTTTAATTGCAAAGTTAAGAAAAGGATTATAAAATGGCTTACAGAATAACTCGTAACTTGGAAGCTTCAATTATACAATTTTTAGAAACTAATCTAAATAATGATTGGGGAAATATTGAAGTAGTAAAAACTTTTAGTAAAGTTAAAGAAATTCAATTTAGCGAAAAAGATAAAACCGCTTGTGTTTGTGTTAGAGTTGGAACTTCTGACCATACTAGAGTAGGGATAGGCGGAAATTCAACAAGAAGAGAAGCTCAAGTTTTATTGGATATCTTTGCTTCAAATGACGGTCAAAGACTAGATTTAAAAGATTATATAATTTCTAAAGTTAAATCAGGATTACTATATTATGAATATGTTATTAGTAATGGAAGTATACATTCTAAAACTGCAAATGGAAGAATTACAGTATTAAATATAGACGATGCTCCAGTAGATTTTGATGTAGATAAAGATGCTTTGGATGTGCACGATAGATATAGACATTTAATTTCATTGAATGTTAGTATCGGAAAGGTGGAAGTCTAATGAAATTAGAACTCGAAATTTTAACTAAATGGTATTTTTTTATTCCTACAATTATAGCTTTTTTATCTTTACTATGGAGTATATTTAATTTCATAGTTGGAAAAGCAACAGCTCATAAAATTTTAACAAATGATTTATATCACGTTAATCTTGCTATTAAAGAATTGAAAGACCAAGAAACTGATTTTAAAAAAGAAATTCATTTAGAAACTAGAGAAGCTATAAAAGACATAAAAGAAGAAGAAAAAGAATTTAAAAAAGAAATAAAAGAAGACATTCATAAAATTTTTTTAGGAATTAAAAGAATAGAAAGTAAACAAATAAAACGTGACGCTATATGCGAAACTAGACATAAAAACGATAAATAGTACGGTCAACCAATAGAGTAAGGTTAAAAAGCTTTAGTTTTCTAAAGGAGAGAAAACTAGACATAAAAGTTCAAAGGAGGAACTAAAATGGCTTTAATACACAGTTCAGGCTATAAGCCGAGAATATTCCCGATTAATGGAGATGTAGCTCCTGCGGAAATTGATAGAGCACAATCTATTGACCCGACAGTAGCCCTTAATAGGGAAGAAGTTAATGAAATAGGTAGACAAGATTCAGTTGGTTATAATCAAACCAGCCCTACAGTAACATATAGGTTGACTCAATATGAATATGGGTCAATAGAATTTTGGCAGAAATTAGTAAATACTTCTACTAAAGGAAATATAGGGGAAGATGAAATTGCATTATCGGATTTCAAAACTCCTTATTTTGATTTATGTGGGTATTTGGAAGATGATGATGGTACTTTTAAAGGTACAGTGCAATATCCATCTTTAAGAACAGCTGGATTTTCAGTATCTATATCAGACCCTCAAGCTATTATAGAAAGAAGTTTTGATTTTGTTGGCGAATCTGCTAAAGTATGGCAGGGTACTAACAAATATTTTATCTATAATAGACATGAAGTAGGTTCTGGTTCTGATAATGAAATAGATTTAAGTGCTAAAGCACCTGCGGAAAATCCTAACGAATCTGGAAAGTATATTGAAAGAGTAGTTAGAGTTAGAAGCGGTGTTTCTTCTGAATTAACGTCTGGTACAGATTATAGTTATTCTAATTCAACTAAAATTTTAACTATAACAAGTGTTCAGTCTGGAGACGTAATAAAAACATATTATACTTCAGCAACTGCCCCTGATGTCATATTTACTGAAAATGACACAGATGTGCCTGCATTACTTGGAGATTCAGTATCTATATATCTTTACGTTCCTGGAAGTGGAAAACCTACTTCAAGCGATTATATTTATAGATTACAGAGCGTAACTGTAGATGTTAGTTTTGATAGAGAAGATATTAGAGAAATAGGAAATAAAGATGTTGTTGCTAGAGGAGTAACTAATAACACAGTTACAGTAACTTTAGGTAGAATACTTGAGGAATTAACGATAGAAGAAGTTTTAGCTGGACAAAGTGCTGATTTTGGTTTGATAGATGTAGAAGAATTTTCTGATGATATTACATTGATTGTAAAGGTATTTTCTGATAATACGAAAAATACTTTTAAATATGGATTCAAAGCGACAGGGTTGACACCAAATGAAATAAGATTAGGACAAACGGTACAAGAATATGCTACGATGGATGATACTCTCGAAGGAGAGAATTTAATCATCAGTGCCGACACTTCTAAAATCGGAATATAAGTAATTAAAGAGGAGAGAATCCTGTAAAGGGTTCTTTCCTCTACCATATAGTAAGGAGTATGAGTATGGAAAAAGAAAAAATATATAACATTATAGACATTGAGACAAGAGCCTTAGTTGGAATAATATGTAAAAGAGTAGAAGTGCTCGATAAAGAGAGTGCTTTGACTCCTAATTTATACAAAGCTCTTTCCAAAGAACTTATTTATGAATATTCAAGAAATCTAAAAAAACTTTTAGATGCTCAGTCTAAATTATTTAAATTAGAATTTAAAGCCAGACAACAGGATTAGTCTGGCTATTTTTATTAAAAGTAAGGAGAAAAGTATGAAAAATAAAGAAGAAAGAACAAAATTAATTAAAACTCAATTAGATGTTCTTAATGACATTGAACAAAGTATGAAATCAGAGTGTATTTTAAAGAATAATACTGTAGAATTTAAATCTGGAGAAAAAACTTTTAGAGTCAGAAAACCAAATTTTTCAGAACGTCAAACAGTTTTAGAATTTAAAAGAAAAATGTATCTTCAGTTGATTCAAGATGATAGTATGCTTTTTAGAAAAGAATGGGTAAAACTTTATAATAAAAAAGGTATTGATATAACGAAGATGGAAGCCGATATGAAAAACATGCAAGCAGAAGTAGAGGCTTTATTATTGAAGTTAGTAAAAATAGAAGATATTAAAATTATAAAAAAGATTAAAGATGAAATATTTGATATAAGAAAAAAGATGTGGGAAATAAATGTAGAAAGAACTGACTTACTTCAACATTCTATAGAAGACCAACTTTTGTTAAAAGTAAATAGTTATACTACATATTTAGTTTTAGAAGTTAAAACTGAAGATAACTGGAAAAAATATTTTGATACTTACGAAGACTTTCAGAACTGTACCGATGATGATTTAATGACAAAAACTTTTGAATATATCAGCAATTTAATATATGGAGAATACGATGAATCTACAAGCTCTGAGAAAAATAGCTAAATCAAGTAAGTGGCAAATATTATATAATAGGGCTAAAGAATTAGGAACTATTAAATTATTTGAGAATGATTCGGATTTAAGTAAAATTCAAATAATGTTTCTATATTATTTAGAGTTATATGCTAGTTTATATAGGGATTTAGGAAGTAATGAACCATATATAAGCGAAAAGGTTATAAATGATGAATTGAGAACAGATGCTTATGTTTTATGGAGAAGTACTAAAAAGAACAAAGAAAAACAAGAAAAAACCGACACTAAAAATAATAAAAGACAAATAGATAATGAATCTAATATTCCTCGTATGGTTTTTCATAGGAAGAAGGTAAAGTAAATGGCAAATGAAGCAAGACAATATTTAATCTCTTTTCTAGCCACTTTAAAAGGAGACAAAGCTGTACTTACAGGTCTTCAAAAAATGGAAAGAGAAATTAATAAAACTCGAAAAACAATGGGTAAAACAGCTAAAACTACTAAGGACTTTGGTAGTGTAATGGGCAATCTTGCCAAAAGAGCTTTAGTAACTATTCCTGTATGGTTGTTATTACGTTCAGTTTTTATGGGTATTATACGTACTATAGGAGACGTTATAAGAAGTAACATTCAATTTGAAGAACAATTAGCAAGAATACGCACCGTTATGCAAGGAACGTCTAGTGAAATAGACCGAGATATGGCAGTTATTAAAAGTGTAATTTTAGATACCGCTATAAATTCTCGTTTAGGTATTGAAGAATTGGCAGAAGGGTTTTATTTTTTAAAAACTGCTAATTTAGATGCAAACCAAGCTTTAGAAGCTTTTTCACCTGCGGTTGCACTTGCAGTAGGAACAGGAAATTCTCTTAAAGAAACTACAAGAGCTGTAGCTGGTGTTTTTAATACTATGGGTAAAGCTATGACAGATTTAACTACAGATGCCGAAAAATTTGAACATATTTCAGATACTTTAGCTTATACTTATGCTACTCAAGACGTACAATTATCTGAATTAATTGCTAGTTATGAAAAACTCGCTCCGTATACTTCTGGATTATCAGATAGTTTTTTAGACTTAACAACTACTTTAGGATTTTTAAATACTAGACTTTTAAGGTCAGGTAGAACTGGAAGATTAACAGGTAGGGCTATTTTACAATTAACTAAAAATGCGGAAAATTTAGCTTCTATTTTAGGAATTACTTTCGATGAGAATAAACCTATTAATTTTTTAGGTGTTATGAAGCAAATTCATAGTGCATTAAATACAGGAACTAAACTATCAGCGAAACAAAGTCAAGCTATTCAAGATGTTTTTGCTACTAGAGGAGCTGTTCCAATTCGTTTATTGTTAGAGAGTTTTGAAGAATGGAATGAATCTTTAGAACTTGCAGGTATTAATGCAGAAGGATTTGCAGAAAAAATGCAAGAAATAAGAATGAATACTGTTTCTGCTCAAGCTAGTCGTTTAAAAAGTATTTTAGCGGTATTGGGAAATGATTTTATTACAGGAGCTACAAGTGGAAATTCATTTGCAGAAACTTTAAAAATTATAAACGAAGTGTTAATTAATTCTAGAGGAGTGATAAGATTTCTTGGAGATGCAATAGGTTTTTATTTTACTAAATTATCAGAATCGGTTCTTATGATGGAAACTATAGGAAAAAAACTCCCCGAATTGCTGACTTATTTAAACCCTATGAATTTATTAAATCCTGAAAAGATGACACAAGCATTTGGTACTATAAGAGATATTGTTAATGAACTTAAAGCTCAAGATTTAACAACTACCTGGAAAGAATATAGAGAAGAAAATGAAAAAGCAAGAAAAGAATTAGAAACACAAAATAAAGAAAAAGAAAAATATTTAAAAGCAGAAAAAGAACTAATACCTTTATCAACAATTAGAACGGATAAATTAAAAACACAAAAAGAAAATTTAAAAAGCCAAGTTAAAATAATGAAAATTCTTGGGGCTCATGAAAAAGATATCGCTAGATATAAATTAGACCAATTAGATATTTTAGCTGAAAATATGACTCAAGAAGATGAGCAAATTGAGAGATTAAAGTTACAAAACGAACTTTTAGAAGCTCAAACCAAATATAGACAAGAAATTATTTCTAATGTGAGAACTACAGCTTTAGACTTATTAAAAACAATGGGAGCTTCTGAATCTCAAATTTTAGAAATAAAAATTAGACAGTTACAATTAGATAAAGAGCAAATGGGTCAAGCTGAATTTATGCTTCAATTAACAAGATTAAGACAGCAACAACAAGTATCTTTATTACAAGAAAAACAAAAAGAATTACAGACTGCTACAAGTCTGTATCAAAAATATAAACAGGCAGACGAATTTGAGAGAACAAGATTACGTAGATTAATGGAATTACGTCAATTATCTCCTGAAGAATTAGCTAAAAAATATAAAGAAGATATGTTTGACCAAAGAGTTATAGATGAATATTTTAGTCATTTTTCACAGCAGGGACAACAGGCAATTGGAGAAATAATCAGGCAAATGTTCAACTTGCCTACACCTGCACAAGGAGGACTTGCAGAGTTACCTGTAGACCAGTTAAGAAATCTATTAAAAACTCCAGATTTAACTACTCCTTTTTGGGATAACTGGATGATAGAAGCAAGAGAACGTTTAAATGAATTTAAACAGGAATGGGAAAGAGTTTTTACAACTGCTGGTGGAATAGGTACTGTAGGAAAAACTATACAAGATAGAATCGCTATTGACCAAAATGTAGATTTAGGAACTAAGATTGATAACGTAGAAATTAACTTACCTGATAACGCCCTAGAAAATGTAGCCGAAGAAGCAGGTAATCAATTAAAAGAAGCTTTGTTAAATAACGAGGAATTTCAGAAAAAATTTGTTGAGCGAATCAGGAGATTAATATAAAGGAGAAAGTCTATGAGTTATTCTAATTATACAGTAAAAATAAATTTTTCAGTGTCTGGTAGTGGAAATCCAGATTATGATTTACCCCATGTATTTCATATAACTGACCCTAAAGAAGGAATGAAAGCTACAATTATAAAAGGAACTAGAGGAGATGGTAGTATCATTATTCCTGGTGGCAAAGAAAGCCAAACCATAACAATAAGAGGAAATTTATTCGAATCAGATGGTTATGCTTCATTAACAACCGCTATGACAACTCTTAAAAATAATCTTACTACAGATGTAGCTACTCTAACGATGAAACATTTAGAAGGAGTTAGTTGGATAACAGATTGGACTTATACTGTACGTAGAATAAGTGAGATAAGATTTCCTAGAAGTTTGAGAACTGGGAAACAAGAATATCAGGTAGAATTTTTAGTATTGGCTTACTAAAGATAAAAATTAAAATATTAAAGGAGAAATAATATGAGTACAAATTTATCAGTCAGAGTAAATTATGTAGACGCTGATGTTACTTATCAGACAACTCCAGCAGATTATATTACTCTGGATTTGGATAATGATTATTTGATTTGGACTGAAGGAAGCACTACTGTTAAAGATTTAATGACTTCAGAACCTACGCCTTCAGAATTGAATGAAGCTTCTACCATAATAGACAATGACGACGACAAACAAATCTCGAAATGTTTATTGATGGATTATAGTCATAATGTAGGTGGGGCATATTATACTCATGAAATTCTAGGTATGGGAGAAAATAAGAGGTATGTTTTTGCTTTTTCATTTGATGGAGCGACAGCATCTGAACCCCAACTAGAAGCATGGGATGATGAAAATCACAATACATATGCTAAAAATGTTTTAGGAGCAGGGACACCTGCTGATTCTATGGTAAAAGCTGTATGTACTACTGACGCACTTCCTGGCGTTGATTGGGCAGGGACACCTATAGCTGGAGATGCTTCTGCTAGAATTATTGAATTAAACGCTGGAAATGGGGCATTAGGTGATGTGCCAAGTGGACAAACGACTCAGGAGTTATATGCAAATATTAAGATAGTAATTCCACAGGCGTATTCTACTCCGTTTATAGAAACGTTTGTATTAACAGTTCGATATACATGGAATTAAGGAGTAATCAATGAAAAGAAAATATAAATCTTTTTTTCATAATAAAAAATGTACATATTGTGGAAAAAAAGCTGATAGATTTAGATTAATTCAAAATCGTCATGAGATGTTGTGTGATAGTAAGGAATGTGATAGAAAATCACGTATTAAAGCAGGTTATTTTGGGATAGGAAATATAACAAAAAAGTAAGGAGATAAAAATGATTTCGAGAATATTACCAAGTTTATTTATAGTTACATTTGAAGATAATTCTAGATTTTTTGGAGGTAATAGTTATTTTGATACAAAATGGCGTGAAATTCCACGAAAAAAAATTAAAAGGATTTTATATAGATTACCCGATGGTAATTATTTGTCTATAAAAGATTTTGATAAATATTATCATATGATAGAAGCAGTTACAGATTTAAATGGCAAAAATGCAGGAATGGCTCAATTACAATTTGTATATCTTATGGGTAAAAAAAATAAAAAAGTTACTGTTTATAAGATTCCTTTAAGAAATAAGATAAAATCTAATTTTACTTTAAAAGATATAACAAAAATTGTATATAATGAAACAGATAAAAAAATTATAGGACTCAATCCTACTGGATGGGTCGGATAAAAGGAGGATAACATGAATTCAAATAAAAGTTTCCTTAAATTGACAGGAACTGTTGTTATCGAGAGAAGGAAAAAGAATGGGAAAGTTATAGATAGACAAAACTTAAAAAATTTGATAGTGAATAGTGGTAAAGAGCATGTTGCAAAATTAATCGGAGGTCTTGTATCTGGTTTAAATGAGTTTCAGTCTATAGCAATTGGAACAGGAACTACTTCAGCAACCGCTACAGATACTTCTTTAGAAACAGAAGTTACTAGGGCTTTAGCTTCTAAATCATATGAAGCTAGTTATAAAGCGGTATTTGAAAAAACCTTTTCTTTTAATTCTGGAGAAAGTTATAATATTACTGAAGCTGGACTATTCGATAGTAACACAGAATCAGGTTCTACAATGCTTGATAGATTTGTATTTACAGCAAAAGAAGTAGATGCAGATACTGATTTATATATTAAGATAACAATTACTGTATCTTCTTAATTTTTTAGAAAGGGATTGCTAAGTATGGCATATGAGGATTTTACTACATATTCTGAAGTAGATTCTAACGGATATTGGTCTCAAACATCCACAAGAAATACTTTCACTAATTTACCAAATTCAGACAGTTCTTATGTCTATAAAGATTTTGGCGTTGATTATTTTTCTGGAGATTTTGAACATTGGTTTGAATTTCAGAGAGATGATAACGCAGGGCATGTTGTTGGTATATGGGGATTAACTAATGTAACTGGTACATTTGTAGGAGGCATGTCTGGCTTATATTTTTTATTATATGCAAATGGATTGTTTCTTGGAGACCATGTTTCTGCTCATAGTGATTTTGATTTTACAGCTTTAAGTGCAGGTACAACTTATTATGTTAAACTATGGAGAACTGGAACTACATTAGAAGCAAAAGTATACACTTCTTCAAGTGATAGAGAAAGTGATACAAATGAAATTAGGCATTTATCAGTTGCTAATGTTGACAATACTACTGATTATAGATATTTACAAGCTGGCTATGTCTATGGAGTTGGAGGAACTACTTCTCGTAGTGGATATGTAGAAAATATGAATTTGACTCCAGGAGCACCTGAAGCTCAGGCTTTCGAAGGTGCAGATACTGTAACTATCTCAGATGCAATTGTAGTAAGTCCAACTAAAGAAATATATAGAGGAAACGATACTTTAATATTTGAAGATAGAATTAGATTTTTCAAAACTTATCATGAAGGTACAATATCTTCTAATGAAACCTGGAAGGCAGAAGATAATCCTCATGGAATCACAGCTAATGTAGGAATAGCAAACGGAGCTATTGTCACTGTTGAAGCAGGTTGTGAAATTTATTTTGAAGATGGTACTAGAATCACAGTTATGTCAAATGGAGGAGGAATTCATGTTGATGGCACTGCCTCAAATCCTGTTTTATTTACTTCTGCAAAAAAACTGTCTCTTTACGGTGGAAATCCTGCAAAAGGAGATTGGGAATATATAAATGATGGTAATGTATTTACAGCTAAAAGTTCTTATATTCACAATGCCATAGTTGAATATGGCGGGCAAGGGGGAGTATCAGCATTAAGGCATATTCCAGAAATAAAAAACACCACTATAAAACACTGTACTGGTTCAGGAATAGAACCTTATGGAGATACCGATATAACTATAGAAGAAAATATTATACATGATGTTAATATTGGGATTTATTTTGCATGGGGCTTAAATTCAACTATATCTACAAAATATAATTTGATTTATGATACAACTGCCGAAGCAATTAAAGTAGGGGGAAGTTACGATTATAATGGAAATATTGAAATTATAAATAATACTCTAATAGGTTCTGGTTCTAGCGAAGGAATATTTTTTGATAATGCAGATGGTTCTGGCACAGCCTATGTACATAATAACATAATATCTAATTGGAATAAAGGTATCTATAACGATTCTTCTACTATTTCATTTGATGTAGATTATAACGATTATCATAATTGTACAACAACTGTAGATGGGGTAAGTGCAGGTACTCATTCTATAACTTCTGACCCTGAATTTTTAAATCCTTCAAATGACAATTATTTGATAGGAACATCATCTCCATGTGCTTTTAGTGGAAATCCAACTTATGAGACTTATATGGGTTATGATATTAACTTCATACCTGTATTGCTAGATGACCAAATAACATTATTAAGAGATGATTCTTTGACAACCAGAGAAGAGGAAGAAGATTCTTTTTCATTAAGTGATAATTTTGAATTAATATTAACAGTGAGAAAAGATATTACTCAAAAAATACGAACTGTAAAAGAAGAAGAAATAGATATAGACCAGAAAATTAATATAGCAACTCGGTCTTTTTCTTATCTAGCAAATGTAGTTGGAGTTGTCAATGATAACTTATCAGATGTTGATAATGATGTTAGAACATATGCACAAAGTACTTATAATATGGAAAATGATGTTAGAGTTCTAGCAGATTATCAAATACCTGGAGATGCAGGTTTTCAATCTTTAGGTAAAGAATATGTAAAAGTTTATATTGACAGTATAGAGCAAACCGATATAGATGTAGACAGTATAACTATTACAAAAATTGTTAATGGTTCTCATACTGCAAGTTTTGAACTCGGTAGAGCCTATGACTCTACTAAACCAGCTATGGAAGCTGTTGTTCAAATATATTATCATAACTGGTTATTATATAAAGGTTATATTACAGAAATCACCCCTGCAAGCTCTCCAGAAGCTATAAAAATAAACTGTAATGATAAGTATTGGAAAAATAATAGAAATAAGGTTTATTTCTTTGTTGGGCATAAACCTAGAGATAATAAAGAAAAATATTATTATAGAATATCAGACGCTTTATCAACTGGTATAGGTTGGAATCCAGGTATAGGTTATTTTATTCCAGAAACAATGAATCTATTCGGAACTGGTACATCAGACGCTTTAACAAATTTAATTCAAAATTGCGGTAACTATGCTTGGTATTATGATGAAACAGAAACTAGAAAATTATGGAAAGCAGGGTCTGGTTCTATTATAGAACTAGAAGAACAATCAATCGGCACTAATTTAGGATTATATCAAGTTCTAAATCATCAATTTAAAGATAATGTCAGAAATATTGTAAATAAATTAAGAGTTCAAATGGGAGACCGTGTTATTCGTAGATTTAATGACACAGGTGGAACAAAAGAATATCCTTCTTATATATATGAATATTATCAATTACAAGCCTTACCTGATTGGGATGAAGATTATGAAAAATTATCTAAAGATTCTATAGATTCTGATGGATATGGATGGGATTATCATCCAAGTGACCAAAATGATTTATATAAAGATGTATTTAAAAAATATAATTTGAGATTTTTAGAAGACGAAACTGCTTCTTGGACAGATAGGTATCCTCCTCAAGTAGAGATACTTATTCCTTTTAGTCTTTGGTGGGAGGCATCTGTAGAAGAAGGTATATTAACAGAGGGATTCACTATAGACTATGACAATGGAAAACTTATTTTTAACGAGCCTATATATCTATTCGAAAAAAATGAATATGGAGAAATAGAACGTGTCCGTGCTCCAGAAATAACTTTAAAACTTTGGAAAAAACAATATTATTCAAATACAGAAGACGATGCAGATGACCCTGAATCAGATATTTCTAACCCATTAATGTTTTTTACTGATAAGGTCGGGTCTTATTCAGTTACAGTTATTGACCAATTACAATTGACCAATTTATCAATACAATATGGAGGTAGATATAAAGATGCAGATGGAAACACTGTAGTTGTTCCATCTTGGAATGACACATATTATGCTCAAGATTTAGCCTATTGGCAGTTAAGTAATAGTGCTTATAAAGAAGTAGCAGGGTCTATTAATTTAACTTTGGACGCTGTAGTTGCCTATGGAATAAATTTATCAAATAGAATAAATATAGATGGAGTAACTGACAGTGCTTTAAATATTCAATCAATGACTTATAATATATCAGATTTTCAAGTAAATATACAATTAAAAAATGGGCAAGTATATAATAGAACAGTATCAATTCCTAGTCATGGAGAGTAAGGAAGGAAATAAATAATGACACTTAATGAAGAAGTAAGAATATTAAAAGAACAAGTAATGGCATTACAATCTAAACTTTCAGATTTATCTAAAAATCTAGAAGATAAAAACCCAACCCCATATTCAAAAGTAGGTGCAACTAGAAGCAATAGTCAAAATAGACCAGTTGAACCTGGTAGTGGATTAGGTGGAACTCAAGGTGGTAGTCTACCCTGGAATGATTCAGAATTAAAAATTCCTGCATATGGAGCACAACCAGATGCCCCTACAAAAGGATATAATAAACATGGTCATTCTAGATATGCAGGCGGAGCTTTAGATATACATACTGTAGAATTGGTTGAATATGAAACAGATGAAAATGATAATATTATTGATGAAGATGGAAATATTTTAAATAAGCATTGTCAGCAATACTGGGTCAATACTCCTAAAATTAAAACAGTAGAAAAGAAAACAGAAGACGGGCAAAGTGAATTTGTACCTAAAATAGGAAATCTTGATATTGAATTTGATGCAGTTACTCAAAAATGGGTAGCTGGTGGAAAATATATTGATGTAGAAAATACCTACCTTATAAGAAAAGACCCCGACACTGGAGAAATTATGAAAGCTGAAGATGGAGAAACAGAGATGAAATCTGTATTATTAGATACTGAAGATGATAGCAAGAGCAGTGTTGTTTGGGATGACGATAGTAGTGTTTGGAGATTTTATGCTGTATTTGCCGAAGACCCTTCACAGGAGTAAACTATGGCTATTCTATATAAATGTCCTTTTTGTTATAATACATATACCCTTGATGAAGAGGGCAACACTCTAAGTAATCTTTTTGAACATGACCCAATTACCACAAAATCAGGAACAAAATATACTTTAGAATCTACAGATGGCGGTGTTACATGGAATTGGATAAATCATGAAGGTGAAGAAGATTATATTCCAAATTTTAAAAAATTAGCTAGAATAACTAATAGCTATGTCATAGAATTACAGGATAAATGGGATGAAATGCAGACTTATTATGGCATCCCCACTGCACAAAAAATTCAATTCTCCACTATAACTCCAGGCGATATAGTGAGATTTCATAAAGGTCATATTCAAGAAATCCGAGATGCGATTCAATTAATTTTAAATCGGGCAAAAGTAGGATGGGCTGGTTTTTTTAATTATACAAATAAATGGATGGGAACATATCAAACAGATTGGGTTGATTCTGATTTAACTAATTATCATGGACGAATAAAAAATATTCATATAGAAGATGCTCGTCATCATTTTGGTATCATAGCTCTTCCATCTATTACTATAGACGAAGATATTGCCTCTGATTCTAATGTAGTCACTAGTCCTAGAAATATAGATGGTTGGAATTGGGTAAATGCAGGTACATGGACAAACGATTTAGGATATGATGAAGAAGAAGGTGTCTGGAAATGGGGCTTGCAATATCATAAAGCAGTTGGTACTGTTACTGACTATTATAAAACGGATACCGACCACTATACATATTCAGTACCAGATTCTTTTAAAAATCAATATCCAGAATCCTCTTTTTCCATTTCAAAATCAGCCCCAAATTTAAACCCACCTTCTGATATAATTAGATATGGTAGAGCTTCTAGTCAAGAAAGAATATTTACAGAAGAATATGAAGGAAGCGGAGGTACAGTTACTAGAGGAGGAGTTGGAGGCTATAAAATAGAATATTATGAATCAGAGACTTATCCCAACGATGCTTATGATGGTACAAAGGTTGGAGAAACTACAGGAGATATATCAGAATATCAACATACTTATCCTTTAATATATTCATTGGTTGATAGTTATACTATTTATTATGGTTATGATTATGCTGTGATGAAATTGACAGGTGCTTTAGATAAGGAACTAGGAGTTCCTAAGTGGGGTTAATTTTCCTTCCGTTCCGTCGCCCTTTTCTTACGTCTCTCTCCCCCTCTACGTTACGTTGTCAACGTTCACAGTATTATCATACCTAATGTAAGATAAATTATCATCGTTACTACAAACAACTCATTCTTTCTCATCTTCGTCCTTCTCTGGACGTACTATCTCACACACTAATGTTCCCTTACAGTATGGACACGTTTCGTGCCATTCCATAAACTTACTCTTACAATTCATACATATATACCTATTATTCATAGTGTTTTACCCTTCTGAGCCTCTCTTAACGAGGCTTTTTTTACGTATTTGACCCTTTTTACCTACCCTTACTCGTCTTCGGGGCTTAAATCAACGTCTGTAACCTCTTTTTCAAGCATGTTTTCTTCGTTTTTGTTATATTCTCCGTTCATTACCTTAAACTCGGCTTCGTCTTCGCTTACCGCTTGAACGTCTACGTAAAAGGTTTTTTGGAAAGAAACTCGAAATAATGGCATTTTTTATTTCTCCTTTAATTTATAACACTGGGTACATCTTTTATTTTTAGTTTTAGTCATACAACAGCAGTGAGGACATAACGTTTTTTCTTTCATTTATTTAATCCCATCATAACTTGTCCGCAAAACGGACAGTAGGCGGTTCGGAATGTTCCAGGTAAAGGGCTGTACGCAGGTTCGTTAAAACGACCAGAGCAAGTAGGACATTCATAATTGAACGTTACTGTGGAAGGAGTTGAAGATTGGACGCTAAAACATTCCGAGCAGAGACTGTTTATAAGAGCAGTTACGTCTTTATTACATTTTTTACATTTCATAATTTCTCCTTAGTTTCTTTTTGAATATAATATAAAGTGTCTGTTTTACTATCACTACATTTTTTCATGATTACTCCTTCACCCATTTGAGCTTATTTTTAATTTGAGTTCTTAATATATCTTGATTATATTCTTTATTCTTTAATTGTTTAAAAAATTCTTCATACGTGAGCTGTGGAAAAATGGTTTCTGGAATTTTACTTATCTTTGATACATTAAATATCTTAACTTTTTTAACGTTTCTATAACAACCAAAATCTTTTTCAGCTCTATTATTAGCACTATAATAATTTATTTTTCCTATTCCTCTATGTTTAATATCGCCTTGATAAAAATGAGTTATTATTTTCTGACCTTTAAATCTTTTATCTTCTCCGTAATCATAACCTAATAAATAAATTTTATCTCCTTCTTCCGCTAAATATATTACTAAAGATAAAGCCCATAAACCGACTAAAGAAGCCTTATAAACTCCATGTTTAATATCTTCATAATACTTTGATATGGAAGGAAGTAAGATTGTATTAGGTAATTTCTTTTTAAGTGTTTTTTTATTTCCTATAATCAAAGGTAATTTAGATAAATCTTTTACGTTCTCATTGTAGAAATCGTTATCAACGAAAGATTGAAAAGTAGGATTAGAGAAGTATTTATAAGAGTAATTTAAACCTACAACATATTTATTATTTAATTTAACCCAAAGTCTTTTTTGAATCCCTTCTCTAATACTTGTTCCTCCGCCAATAATTATAATTTGTTTATTCATTTTAAACATGCTCGTTTTTCGATTCCGCTATGTCCTTTGGAGTTATAAAATAAGGACTTTTAAATTTGGGATTGATAAAATAATAATTTATAGTTTCTAAACCTCTAGCAATAAAATTACTACAAGTAAAGCCCATTATAGGAACTTTATTTTCAGCAAGATAATATTTTATTAATAATTTCAAATATGAAATATAATGTCTTTTAGTTTGAAATTGTAAAGCATAACTGATAGCTTGTTGTAACTTTTCTTCTGAAATATTTTTAAGTTTTATAAAACAAAAATCGTATTTCCAATTTAAATATTTACCTATAGGAGACAGTCCAATCCTACTAGCAGTAGCTTCTAAAAGAGTGTCATGATGAACAACCCATGCCACATGATTCCAATAAGATTTTGTAATCTTACGTATGAGCCAAGCTATAGGGTCATATTTACTATGAATTAACATTATATTACCTGTTTTCATTAGCTCTCCAATTTTTTAATCTCCTACTTGCCTGTGTATGATATATAACCACATCTTCTTTTTTTACCGCATGAAGAGGTAGTTCGTTTTTATGATTAGGAAAGGTTATATATTCAAAAGGCAAATGAAAAATATATAATTCAGGATGATTATCTACTACATTATGCAATACTCTTTGTTCCCATTGAGATGAATTATCTTTAACTTCTATTATCCATTCTTTAATTATCTCTAGGGTTTTCTCTTTATAAGGAATATACATAGTTCCAGATAAAAGTTCTTTTTTGTTTATATGTTTTTTATGCCAAACCCAACCCCAATCTAATATATGAACACCCAAATCGTATTTATTAGAAATATTTTCAAATAATCCAGGATATTTCCATATTTCGGCATCGGCATCTAAAAATATTACAGGTCTTTTATGTTTTTCTAACATTTTTAAAATAAATTCTGATTTATATCCTGTATTCGCTTGCCAATTTCCTCTATTTGCAGGGTATTCTATATCATAATTTAAATCAAATTTTTTCAAAGTCGGCAATAGATGAGTGTTAAGTTCGTCTACGTAGGGAGTATCTTTAGTCGCATATGAAATATAAACTAGAGGTTTTTTCTTATTCTTCCCCATCTTTAATATCCTTTCCTGTATGTTTCCTATAAAATTCTTGCATTTCTTGATAACTCATTTTAGTCATGTCTATACCTGGAAATTGAGTTAATACTTTTTTCCATTGACCAATTTTATCTAAATGGAAGTTTATATAATAAACCCTTTGAGGAATTAATATTTCATGATAACGTCTCCTCATTTTTTCTATCCAATCCCAATCTTCCCCTCCTAATTTTTTATTAGGGTCAAAATTTATTTCTTTTTTTACTGGAAACATGAGAGTAGCAAATCCTTTTGGTCTTGGTTTCGGTCTAGTCTGTATTTTAGGTTCTTCTTTCCATTCTCCAGGATGATAAGATAAATTATCCCAAGTACCGAAAATTAGTCTTTCTTTCTTTTTCATTTCTTCATACTGCAATTCTATTCTTCTAATATTAGAAAAGTCATCAGTATCATGCCATACTGCATATTTGGTCTGACAATTATTAAGCAATATATTTCTAGCTTCGGCAACTCCTTTATTTTCTTTGCCCTCTATTATTCTTATTCTATTATCTTCTTCTGCTAGTTTTTTACAAATATTTAAAGTATTATCGGTACTTCCATCATCATAAATTATAATATCTAAATCTTTATATGTTTGATTTAATATACTTCTTAAAGATTGTTCTACCCATTTTTCTCTGTTAAAAGCAGGGATTAAAACCGATATTGTTTCTGTAGATTTATAATCTTTTATTATTGCTTCAGGTTCGAATTTGCCTTCTAAATAACCTGTATTTTTATGTTCGTACCTTACATTTTTCATAACTAAAGGTTTACTAGCGTTATTTCCTGTTTTTTCCATTTCGCAATAAGAATAAAACATAAATCTCAAATAAAAAATTAATCTTCTGACTTTTTCTGTAATAGGACTTGAATTTTGTTTAATATATTTTACTATTTCTTCTTTACTGTTAGCTTTTTTTGTTAATAAAGGAAAATTATAAAAGCACTTACCTAATGTAATTACAGTTTTTGACCACATAAGAGCCTGTAATCCTACACTAGAATTAATAGTTAATATAGCATCTGAATATGCTATACAATCTTTATAGTGATAGTTATCCACTATTTTTATGTTCTTTGAAGCACTTACTTTATAATTTCTTTCTACTGGATGATTTTTAACTAAGAAAGTTATTTTAGGATTTTCTATTGCAATTTGACGTAATAGAGGTTCTAGATTTTCCATTTTTCCTATCCATCCACCGAATAATTGTATTACGGTATCTTTACATACTTGCATAGGGACAAAAACAATTTTGTGATTAGAAGCCAAATCTAAAGATTTATAAAATTCGGCTCTAGATATTCTATTATTATTTTGAGGTTCTAATGTAGTATCACTGGATATAAAATTTTTTATATATTTAATAACTAATTTTTTTTCTTTCTCTGATAAAGGTTTATCCCATTTTTCAGATTGATATGATTGACTATTTGCCAAAAAACCCCAACGGTCTAGAAAAATTGAAGAAGGTAAAGCTCCTCTTTCTAAAATATAAGTAGCTTTTCCTTGTCTTCTTCTATATTCATAAATATCTTTTTTCCAATGTAATTTAGGAGCTACTAAATATCCATAAGGATTCCATAATATTACAGGATAACTTATATCCTTAATTTTAGCTATATTATTTTCAAATTTAATATTTATATGTTTTGATAACTCTTGTAAATAACAATGATTAGGTTCAGGACTATAAAATACTTGAGGGATTGTTTTTTTGTTATTCAAAGATGAATATAGAGTATCTAGTTTTCTAACGTTATTTTTCCAATCAAATCTTTTTTCTATTATTTTCACAAACTTTTTCGAAGCATTTTTTTGTAAATTAACATGATTTTTTAAATAATCTAATTTATCATTTACTTGTTTTACTATTTCGTTTTCATTTCTGGCGTTTATAATATAAAAAGGATGTAAAAATTCTCTAGCAATTCCTACATCAGTAGTTATAACTATTTTTCCACAACTTAAAGCTTCTAATAGAGGCATAGGAGTGCCTTCTGATTCGCTTAATACAAGTAAAACATCTATGGTATTATAATAACTAGGCATGTCTTGTTGTAATACATTTTCTTTTTGGCTTTTCAAAAAATCACTTTTTATTTTTATAGGATATTTAATCTGATTTATAAGGTGAGACCTTTTAAAAGGATTTTTTAAATCTCCGACCCATCCTACGGTAAAGTTATTATAGTTATATTCTGGCTTGAAAAAATTTGTATCTACAAAGTGAGGTTGATAAGATACTTTTGTTTTAGGATATTTTTTGATAAGTTCTATATATAATTTTTTAGAACTTGGTATTATCAAATCTGCATTAGGAACATCATAATCGAGTTCTTTATGACTATTACATTGAACTACTAATTTTATCTTCTTTTTTCTTAAATCTTCTAATCTTTGTTGATTTATTATAAGATTATAATGTAAACAACTAGGTAAAACTGCGACATCTATATTATAATCCAGGTTATCAAAATCGCTTTCTAACATAATAATTACATTATGAGAACTAAATTTTTTATAATTTATAGCCTCAAATTCAAAAGCCCATCCAGGTCTATTATAAAAATACGCTATATTCAATTTCTTTTCCATATTAGCATCCATATTTAGGTGTTTTAATCATGTTTTTTAAATTATATATTCTCGGAACTTTTAAAAACTTCCAAATTTTAAACATTTCAATATCAGGATTTTTAATCAGCTTTTCATAATCAATAATACATCTTTTAGATTTCTCAAAATTTAAAAAAGAAACATTAATATGAGTCCACCAATCTAAATACATTTGATAACTACAGAGTCCCCTTTTAGAAGTTTCTATATTAATCCATGAATTATAAGTGCTTTTTGGAGTTCTTCTTATAAAAATAAATTTAGCATTAGGGAATTTAAAAGGCAAATTTAACCATCTCATAGCCTCTATACCAGGATTTAATGCAAGTTTTGCCCCATAGTATTTATCACTATGTTCTTTAAATCGTTCTAATGTATTTTTAAAAAATGGAATATTTCTATATCTAGGAATATCTATTCTTTCAGTAATCTCTAGTAATTCATTAGGTTCAAATTCTATATTTTTAACTTGAGAATTTCGCATAACAATTTTTCGTAAAATACTTGTGCCTGAACGTCTCATACCTATAATAAAAAACAATTTATTCATATCATTCCCACCTTAAATCCCTATTTATTAAACTATGTAATTTAGTATTAAATTTTGTAAAATAGTTTTTCATAATTTTTCTAGTATGTTTCTTTAATTTCCTATTTTTTGTAATTGTGTTTATTTTGTCAACCTCTAAATTTAAATTTAATACTTTAACTTTAAGAAATTTTAATATTTTACGTATTGTTAGTTGAGGAGACTTAAAAAAATCTTCTGATTTGACAATTAATACTTGACTTTTAGGAAAATATTTAAACCATTCTTGTAATTGAAAATAATATAGACTATCTTTAAACACATTACTATCAAAACCTGTTTTTGCTATCATATCTTCTATAGAATCGTATATACATTGTTTTTGTTTTATTTTCTTTTTGAATTGTTGATGAAAGAAATAATGAGAAAAACTCCTATCAACAGGATTTCTAAGCATAATAATAACTTTAAGTTTTGGTAAAATTTGTTTAATTCTTTTCGGTACTTTATTGTACCTTCTTAAATAAGAAGCGGTTGCTTCTCCTATTGCTTGAGATGCTATGTTAAAATATTCTTTATAGAATTTTACCCCTTTGAGATATCTTTTATCTAAATCAAAGAAATGGGGTTCTTTAGTTTTTGAAAAAGAAATTTCAGGATGTTTTTTTAATATTTTATATAAAACTGTAGTGCCACATCTCATTCCACCTATAATCATAAAATTTGGTAATTGATTCATTATATTTTTTCCCATCCAAAATCCCTTTTTAAAAATTCGTATAATTTTTTATTATAGGGTTTAAAATAATTTTTTAATTTTTCCCTGGTTTCTTTTTTAAATTTTATGTTTAAAGTAGATTTATTATAATTCCTAACTTTTTTTATATTTTTAAAAGGTTTAATTTTTAAAAAACGACAAACCTGATTACATACTTTTAATGGATTTCTAAAATAGTCTTCACTTTTAATTATCATAATTTGACGTTTATTATAATGCTTTAACAGTTCTTTTATTTGAGGTAAATAAATACTTCGTTCTAATAAACCTATTCCCATCCAATGTAATCTTTTATCATACGGAGGATTGGCATATTGTTCTAAGAATTCTTCAAAATTTTCTGTTAAACCTATACAATGGTCAAATCTCCTGCTATTTTTAACATAATGTTTAAATTGAGAAAAACTCCTATCAACAGGATTTCTAAGCATAACGATGATTTTTGCTCCTGGTAAAATCTTTTTCATTCTTTCGATAGCATAAGGTCTTACTAAATAACTAGGACTGCTTTCTCCTGTTATTTGACCTTCTTTAACATGTTTAAAATGATTAGCATACCAATTAAGATTTTTTTTCCAATGATTATCAAAAAATGTAAGTTCTTTTACTTCAGGATAGCCTATATTAGGATGTTCTTTACATAAAGTCCAATACAAACCTGTAGTACCTGCTTTCATAGCACCTGGAATAATAAAATCTGGCAAAGTTATTCTCATATATATTTATATCTCCTTAAATATTGAAATATTTTATTAACACTTTGTTCTAAAGTTTCTTTATTTGTATTACAGGTTATTTCAGGGTTAATAGGGTATTCATAAGGAGCGTCATAACCAGTAAAGCCTTTGATTTCTCCTATTTTGGCTTTCGCCCACATACCCTTTACATCTCTTTCTGCACATTTTTTAGGAGAAGCCATTACATGTATTTCTATAAAATTAGTTACATTTTCACGAATTTTACTCCTAGTTTCTCTATAAGGAGAAACAAAAGAAGATAATACTGCTATTCCATTTCTAGAAAGTAATCCACTTACAAAATTTATTCTATTAATATTTTTATCTCTATCTTCTTTAGAAAATCCTAAGTCATCGCTTAATTTACCTTTACGAACAACATCTCCATCTAGTCTTTCAACTTTAATCCCTTCTTTTTGTAAAATAGGAACGAGAGCATCTGCTATTGTAGATTTTCCAGAACAAGGGAGTCCTGTAAACCATAAGACAAATCCTTTATCTTTTGAAATCCTGAAAAATTTATGGAATATCCAATCATAAATATAATAAATTACAATAGACACCGCACCTGCTAACAAAGCAAATTTACGTCCAAATAATAATATAAAAATTAATACTGAAATTATTCTATAAATTATCGCCTTCCAGGTTAAAAGTCCTAGTTTTAAATGTCTAAAATTACGCATTATTTTTTTCCTCGTTTTTCTTTCTCATTTCAGTTCCGCTGATAGATTCTAAATCTTTTGATAAACGTACTTCTCGTATACCCCATCCTGGAGTACGACCATAAACTACGTTATCTATATCGGGTATCTTAATAATTTTAACTGTTCCTTCTGCTACTTCATGAGAAAATATTTTCATAAAGGCTCTATGACGTTCCTGGAAGGTATAAGGATTTTTTTCAGTACAGTCTGCTTCTCGTAAAGCTATACAAACATTTTTTCCTTCTTTTAAAACTGTTCTTATAAGCTCCAGGTGTCCGTCATGTGGGGGGAGACATTGAAAACGACCTATTACAAATTCGTAAATTTTATGTTCTTTTTTCATATTATTCCTTTCCTTCAAAACCTTGTTCTAAAATATTTTCGATTTCTTTTTTTAACTTTACTTCGGATTTCCTATTATGTTTCCAATCAAAATTTAAAGCTTTATCATCTACCAATACGTCATAATAAGGTTTAAATCGAGAAGCATTTATATGCGTTTTAATATTAGTATTAATTCCGTCATAAGAAACTTTATATTTTTTTAACCATTGTACGAATTTCGGAGTACATTGTCTACCAGTAAAAATTAAAATATAACATCCTTTTTCTTTAAAATAATTTATTGTATTTATAATTTCGTATACAGGTGTTCCTAATTTATTGTATTTAAAGGGTCTTTTATAACTAGCTATTACAGCATCAAAATCAAAAGCAATTACAGGTCGATTATCTTTAAAATTAAAATTTCTTTTAATTATACCTAATCCTTTACATTTTTTACAAGGTATGGATTGTCTAGAATTATCAAATCTGATAGAATTACCTTTACAGATTGGACATTTAATGTATTTCATTATCATATCCTTCATTTAATAAATCAGAATGTTCTATATATACCACTGATATTATCCAAACAGCAT